ATGACTAAGAAAAAAGCCCACAAACCTGGATCAGCCACCATTGCGCTGAATAAACGCGCCCGTCACGAATACTTTATCGAAGATGAATACGAGGCTGGTCTCGCCCTGCAGGGCTGGGAAGTCAAATCCCTGCGTGCAGGCAAAGCCAACATCGGCGATAGCTATGTCATCCTGAAGGATGGCGAAGCCTTCCTGTTCGGCGCCAACTTTACGCCCATGGCCGTGGCTTCCACCCACTATGTCTGCGACCCGACGCGCACCCGTAAGCTGCTGCTCAACCAGCGCGAACTCGACACGCTGTTCGGCCGCATTAACCGCGAAGGTTATACCGTTGTTGCCCTGTCGCTGTACTGGAAGAACGCCTGGTGCAAAGTGAAAATCGGCGTCGCCAAAGGTAAGAAACAGCACGACAAGCGTACCGACCTGAAGGATCGTGAATGGGCGCTGGATAAGGCGCGTATTATGAAGCACGCCGGACGCTAACCCCCTCCCCTGAGGGCCAGCTCTCGCTGGCCCTTACGCTATATCTTTGTTGATGCTGCTTTTTCGTCCACCCCTGCTGAAAGAATCCTGCGTGATGGGGCTGGTAACGACATTCGCAAATCTGTTATACTTGACCTACACATTGGGGCTGATTCTGGATTCGACGGGATTTGCGAAACCCAAGGTGCATGCCGAGGGGCGGTTGGCCTCGTAAAAAGCCGCAAAAAATAGTCGCAAACGACGAAAACTACGCTTTAGCAGCTTAATAACCTGCTCTGAGCCCTCTCTCCCTAGCTTCCGCTCTTAAGACGGGGATCAAAGAGAGGTCAAACCCAAAAGAGATCGCGTGGATGCCCTGCCTGGGGTTGAAGCGTTAAATCTAATCAGGCTAGTTTGTTAGTGGCGTGTCTGTCCGCAGCTGGCAAGCGAATGTAAAGACTGACTAAGCATGTAGTGCCGAGGATGTAGGAATTTCGGACGCGGGTTCAACTCCCGCCAGCTCCACCAAATAAAACAAGGGGTTACGTGAAAGCGTAGCCCCTTTTTTTTGGATCGTGGCGGCAAAATGGCGGCAGACATTTAACCATGCAAAGGACTACTGATATGAAAAAATCTCTTTTGATGCTGTTACTCTTGGCTTCATGTAACGTTTTCGCCGACAAAATCCCGGACTCGATAGAAAATTTAATTGCTGTATTTGACACAAGGACGCATAGCTTGGAAAGCGGAGTACTCTCGATCAAATACAGCAAACAGAAGTTGCACCCTGATGCAGCTGATGCAATGTTTGAAGGCATTTGCACTGACCTATCAATGCATAAGTGGAAACCCGAAACAATTAAGAAGATTAGGTTACTCAACGTCTCACTTGATCAAGGTTTTGAGATAGATGCTGGCGGTGCTGAATGTAAAAACACGGGCAAGATGACTTTTGATGAAGCGCGGGCTTACAGGCAAAGCTTTATCAAACCTATTCCGTAAACCCTCTTCGATTTGTAGGTTAAAAGCTCAAAAATTCATATGCCCCTGCCCGCTTGTTGCCGGATGCGGCGGGGCGTTATCAATTACACCTGGCGTCATGATGAACCTCACGACGGTTTCGTGAGTAATAAACGTAGCACCGCAATTGATGTTCTGGCACTGACAATACCGCTCTTTTGTCTGGTCTGTTACTCGAAAGCTACTTCGTGTATGCGCCGCATGTCCGCATTTTGGGCAATTCATCATTTCCGTTTCTCCGCCGCCGCCTCTGAAGTCGCGTTAATAATACACAATATCAATATAGAGAACCAATTATTCAATATTGAGATCATTTATTTTCACTTCCAGTTCGATGCAGGTTGTGAATCCGCTATCCGGGTTGACCCTGTGCGTTAACGTTGTGATGGTCCATTCCGCATCATCAATGGGCTGTTTAAAACCGCTGACCTTAACGGGCATTTCTGTATACAGATCCGCGCGGCCTTCTGCCAGCTGGAGAGAAAATGTCGCCACGCCGCGCTGCAGCCGCTCCCAGTTCATTTTTGCTGCCCGTTCTGCATTACTGCGGTTCGCATAGGTACGGTTCAGAACCAGCACATTCTCATCCGTTCCGACCAGGTAATCCCCCTGCTTTGCTTCCGGCTCTTTGGGTTTTGTCGTCCTCCGGCGGCGCTTCACCTTTGCAGTTTCTTTCTTTTCCGGTTCCCGGGTATGCAGCCAGTGAGCGATAACACCCGTATATGCTCCCCTGTCAGCCAGGCTAAACCGGTGACTGTCTCCGTCCTTACGGGTAATAGTGATGACAGGCAACGGTTTACCACTTGCTGTTTTCCCCTGCCCCTGCCGGATAAACAGCAAATTACCGTCCTTGACTGAGGCAATCGCACCATACTGCCGCGCCAGCTTCATTAAAAAGCTGGCGTCGCTTTCGTTGGTCTGGTCCAAGTGATCCAGCGCCATCGCAGCAACATCATTTCCTATAGCAACTTTAAGGCTGTGCCGTGCGGCAATGTCTTTCACCACATCGCCCACCGTCGTTTTGTGCCAGGACTTCTCACGCCGGACATTCAGCGTTTCCCTGAAATCAGCACTACGGGCACGGATTGTCAGCCTGTCCGGGCTGCCGCTATGCTCTATTTCGTCAACGGTAAACTTACCTTTTGAGTACAGCGGCTCGCCTTTCCATCCCAGCGCCAGAGAAATCACTGCGCCACGACGCGGCATAATTACCAGGCCGTCGGCGTCGTCCAGCTCCAGATCAAGCTGGTCAGCTTCAAATCCGCGGTTGTCGGTCAGTGTCATACCCAGCAGACGTTTATCCAGCGTCTGCGTGGCATCTTTGCCTTCAATCACGATCCGAAAGGCCGGGGTCTTGCTTCCGAGGTTGAGTAAATCAGCCATCTCGCTCACTGCAGCAACCCTCCTACCGTGGATCTGATGTTCCCTACTGCGGCGGCGGCAGAATCCTGCAGACTGCTAAGCTGATCGCTCAGACTGCCGAACATTTCAGACAGGGACTCATCCACCCGTTTAAGCCCCAGTGAAAACTCTATTTTTCTGGCTTCTCCACTGGCGAAAAATTCCGTTTTCGTCTGGTTAAGGCTCTCAATCACATACATGCCGTAGATAGTCCCACCACCCTCGATCAGCGGCCACGCCTTCCCCTGCTCTGCCATCAGCTCCAGCGCCAGCAACGACAACCGGCCGCCGGTCACTTCCGGCATGAGGACGCCGGAGAGCGTCAGCTGATCGCTATCTGGCCCCAAAAATTGCGTTGTCGGACGGCGATTAACGCGGTTGTTGGTCACATGGCGCCAGTTCCGCTGATACTGCAGTTGCTGATAGGGAACCGTGCGCAGCTGAAACACAAACAAGCCCAGGACCATCATCATGAATCGTATCCCCCTTGATCACTGAAATTGCTGCGGGCCTTCGCCTTCATGCGTCGCTCGCGCGCATCAAGCTGCCGTGCAACTTCCTGCGCAATATCCTGCGCGCTCTGACCGGGCAGAGCCTGGATAATAATTTGCGCATGGGTTTCAAACTGGAATACAGGCTGGCTGCCTGCTGGCTTATCAGTTACAGGACGGTATGAAGCTGCCGGCAGACTCATGGGATGAAGCGGGGCGGCCTCTGCTGGCATTGCTCCCCCCATCATTCCGGCGACTACGGACGCCAGCGCGGCCGTTCTCCTGCGGCTGGTCACATAGGCCGGACCGTTAATCAGCTCCGGGCCATTCTCGCCAGCAATACCCACCTGCCCACGTGGAATATAACCACCGCTGTCATACATCCCCGCGAAAAATCCTGGGGTCTTTTTCTGCGGTGAGGCGCCCTGCGAATTATCGCCGCCGGTCATCCAGTCCGGGAGATAGCTTTTGACCGATGCCAGCTTGCTCTTAAGCGTTTCCCATTTCTCATTGATACCACTCAGGATGCCGTCAATAATCGCCCCGCCTACCGCTTTAAATTTTGCGGGCAGCGCGGCAACATCACTCAGAATTTCATCCCATTTGCTGCTTATGGTCTGCTTAATCACAGCCCAGGCTACTGACACCCCTGACGTGATGGCATCCCACAGTGCTTTAAACTTCGGCCCCAGCGTTTCCCAGTTCTGCCAGATATAGATGGCTCCCATCGCAATCAGGCCAACTATCGCCAGAATGGGGTTAGCCATCATCAACCGGCCTAACCAGAGGACCGCCTGGCCCGCACCACCAATCACCTGCTTTATCAGACCAAACGCAGAAGCAAATTTAAGCTGGAGAATGCCAGCACTTACCCGCACTACCGCCATAGGACCCAGAATGGATGCCAGGGCCAGTGACACCACACCCGCTGCGGTAGCTACCACGGCAAATACGGCCGCAATTTTAAATAGCGCCGCCGTCAGTTGCGGATGACGCTTCACAAAACCATCCAACGCGGACGCCAGATTACCCAGCCAGTCCGCTATATTTTTCAGCACCGGCGCGACGGTTTCACCGATGCTCGCCATGGCGTTGGTAAAGGAGCCGCCAGCGGCTTCCCATTTGTTGCCCAGGGTATTAAGCGATGCATCGACGCGCTCGCGCAGGGTTGCCTGGTTCTCCAGCTTCGCTACTGTTTCACGATAACCAGACATCCCTTTACTGATCATGTTATTTAATACTTTTAGCGTTTCGGCATCATCACCAAAAACCGTTTTAAGTGCCGCAAGCCTTTGCTCTGTATTTAATTTTTTTAACTTTTCAAGCTGGGCAAATAGCTTATCCAGTCCACCAAACTCTCCTTTTCCGTCAGTAAAATCTAACTTAACCCCAGCCCCTTTAATTGAAGAATTGGCTTTATTAACTTTTTTGGTATCCATGACAGCCTGGAATATTTTACGGTAGGCATTCCCTGCTGACTCGCCAGCCATCCCCATCTGATCCGCCATCACCAGCAATGGTGCAAATACCTTCGTTGCCCCCAATCCCTTCTGACGGATAATATCCATTGCACTACCAATGTTCGAAAAACCCTGCAGCATATTGCCGGGGTCAACGCCCGCGTAATAACCCCGCTGGATTACGTCCATCAGGCTCATCATGTCCTTTTCGGTGGTCTGCGTGGCATCCTGCAGTTTTGCGGCAAACTCTGCGGCATCCGTCGGCGCCATCTGCAGCTGCACGCCAAGGTAAGCCGCCGACTCACCCAGCCCGCCCAGGATAACCTGCGCTGACATCCCCTGACGGCGTAACATGGTCATCATGTTCTGAAAGTCTGCCGTGGTGCCGGGCAGCCGGTCACCCAGGGCTATTGCCAACTTGTTTAGCTTCATGAACTCAGGCGCCACCTTTCCGCCAGGTCCCATCATTGAGCCTGCCAGCTGGTTAGCGGCGCTCTCTGATTCCGAGTAGGCGCGAATGGGCGCCAGCAAGGTCGCGCCCGTTGTCACCCCGGCGGCCATCATCCCGGCACCGTTCCCCGCCAGGTTGTTACGCACGTCGCGCATCTTGTCAGCTTTGGCCCTGATCGCATTCAGCTTGCGCTGGCGCTCGCCCACGTCCCGCAAGCGCCGCTCCTGCTCTGCCAGCTGCTGGTTATAGCGATCCGTTTCTCGGGTAATGCGGGCTGTTTCACGGGCACCGCCGCCCGCAGAGATGCCAAGGCGGTACAGCTCCGCCCTGGTTGCCGCCATCTGCCGCGTTTCCTGCTGCTGCTTTTGTTCCAGGCGTGATACGGCGCGCCATTGCGCCTCAAGCGCCTGCGTCTGTTTTTTCGTGGGGGATTCGAGCGCTGCCAGTTCGCGCGTCATCATCTGCGCACGCAGCCGCGCCTGGTCCAGCTCGTTGCTGGTCCGGTTCAGACTCTGTGAGAGTTGATCAAAAGATTTTAACTGGCTCCCCGCGTCGTTAAGCCGTTTAAGCTGATCACGGGTCTGCCGGATGCCGGAGGCCAGCTCCTTCGAGCCAGCCAGCGCATTTTTTAAAGGGCGGGTGAGTTTATCAACCGCATTCAGAACCACCTGCAGGCGCAGGTTTTTATCACTCATCGCTGGCCCCGCTACGCATTATCGCTCTGTGCCGCCACTCCAGCACTTCCGTCAGCGGCATAACGTCAGTGACGGACGGCGGCCAGTGAAAGATCGTGGCGATATCCGCCACCAGGTCATCTACCGTCAGGCTGTCGGCAAATCGGCAAGTGCCGACTTCGGCAACAAAAAAAGGACCACCTCGACAGACATCGCGGCCAGGTCCGCCGGGTCGAGGTCCGCCATTTCCTGCGGGGTCAGCGTTGGTGTGGAGATACGGGGGATCACGGTCATCATAGAGGCCACGTCCATTTCCATCACCGCCTGCAGTCGCGTACCGCGCAGTGCGCCGGATTGCGGCTTACGCAGCACAATTTCCGTAATCGTGGTATCGCCGCGCTTAATCGGGCTATCCAGTTTCACCGTTGCTTCTGTTTTCTCACTCATGCTCTTTTCCTGTTATGGCTTGGCTGGCGCGACCTCGCGCGCCAGGAAAAAATTACAGACCGATGGCGTTACGGTGTTCTTCCATCAGGTCAACACCATCAACAATTTCAATCATGTTGATCGCATCGACCTCATAGAGCACTTCACCGTTAATGGTCAGCTTCGCGTAACAGTTAACGCTGCTGACTTTGGTGGAATTGCTCTCGCCGGTTTTCCACTCGCCGGAATCCACCTCTTTGTGGCGCCCACGGACGACTAGCTCAACGGCCTGCACTTCGCCGGTGTCGTCGCGCTGAATAGACCCGGTAAAGCGCAGCTGTACGCCGTCCACCGTGGCTTTGCCCATCTGTTTAAACAGAAGCGCCTCCGTACCGCCGATGGTCATTTCCGTATCCAGCGCGCCATCATCCAGCCCCAGATCAATACCGACTGAACCGGGCATGCCGCCGCCGCGGTAGTTTTCCAGCTTGCGGGTGAATTTCGGGAGGGTGACGGATTCAGCAATGCCCATCCAGTTGTTACCGGCGTTAAAAATATTCAGGTGTTTTAACTTGCGTGGTAAGGCCATGGGTCCCCCTTATGCGCTTACGCGGGTGGTGAAATCCACCAGGTAACGGTCAGTGATGCGCTGGCGCAGCATCAGGTTTTCCAGTGGCGGCACTGGCGTATAGTCGTAGTCGATCCAGAGTTTCCCGGCTTTCAGCGTGTCTTTGTCATTCACACTGTCATCAATCCAGCAATCACCGCCGATGAGGTAGCCCTGATTTACCAGGCTGCGCATTTTGGCGCGGATACCTTCGATAATGTCGCGAGCCAGCGAAGGGTTAAGCGGCATGTCCACCGCCCACATATGCGCCTCCGCCATGGTGTCTGCCAGCACCTGCGCGGTACGGGTGTAGTTTTCAAACTGGAATAACGGGTCATCGCTCAGGCAGCGGGAACCCCAGAAGCGGAAACCATCCTTGCGGATCAAGGTGGTGACGTCGTTCTGGTTCAGCAGTCCGGCATCGGTTGCCGGGTCCTGCAGATCCCAGAACACATCCGCAGACAAGCCGGTTACGCCGTTGACGCCCACGTTAGAAAGGGTTTTGTGCCAGCCGGTCTGCTCGTCGATTTTTGCACGCAGACCCAGCGCGCGGGCAGTGGCGTAAGCAGTCGCGTCCGCCTGCAGCACCGTGTCAAAGTTGATGAAATCAGGCCAGATCAGCATCCCTTCTCGCTGACTGAAATTTTCGCGGTAGGCAATCGCTTCTTCCACGGTTTTACAACCGTAGGCAGACAGGTACGCAAAGCCGCGCAGGCTCTGCGCCACGCTTAACAGTTCAGTTGAAACAGCCTGCGTGTCATGGCCCGGCACACCAAGAATTCGCGGCTTCACACCCAGCTGCGACTGCGCCGAAAGCAGCGCTTTGATGCCCGTTTTCTTACCGTCAGCGGTTACACCGCCGATAATATTGGAGGTGGTTTCCGCTTCGGTTTCGCCCTGGGCAACACGCACTACTACGGTGATGGGTTTTGCCTGGTCTGCGATGGCGTCCAGTGAGCGGGCCAGCGTGCCGGACTCGCCCGCTTTGCCGCTGGCGGTCAGTACATCGGTAAGCAGAACCGGCTTATTGAGCGGGAACACGGAGGCATCGGCATCATCGCCGGTGCATACCATGCCTACAATCGCCGTGCTCACCGTCGTGATAGAGCGGGTGCCGTCGTTAACCTCAACAACACGCACGCCGTGGTGATAGTCTTGCGCCATGAATGAATCTCCTGTTTAGGGGTTCACCCATGGTAGGGAAATCATTCACCGCAAGCCGTTGATGGCCGTTGTACCGTCAATGGCACAACCGCAGACAGAAAAAAGCCCCTTATCGGGGCAGACTGATACCGGGATTTATCAGGCAACGCGGCTCCAGCACATCAGCAGCGTGTGGGCTTCAACCACGCTGATTGATTTCCCTTCACCGAGGTTATCGGTTTTGCCAGTGGTCGTGTGTTTGTGGGCTGGCAACTCCACAATATGGCTATGATCGGCCACCTCATCCGTATAATTTCGTGTGCGGCGGCTGTCGTTATCCGAACCGACAATATAATTATCATCCCAGGCCTCCCCCGGGGCGAGCATGCCGCCTTTGTGTTTATGCCGTCCTGCCTCCCTGGTGGTCAGTTCCTGCCCGGGGAGTTCGCTGGTTTCGCCACTGACATTAACCTGCACAGCTGGCAGGTTAGCCTGCTTGATTGTGACAGTATCGCTGCCGCCGTTATTCCCTACGTTTGAGCCGTCTGCTTTTGCCACCCGGATCGTTTTATTTTCACCGGTGTATACCCATTGCGACCACGGCCAGCGCTCATTCGGATCAATATTTTGAGCAAAGAAGCGCACAGTTCCCGGCGGGTTCTCCTCTTCCCAGAAGTCCCGACGTGCCGCAGTGATAGCGTCAGCGATAACCTGCTGAATATCCATATCCAGCTGCCCTGCGACCTGGTCGGCATAATCCTTTGCCTCATTTTTTGCGCGGTTCACCTCTTCCATGGTAGCCAGAATAACCGCCGGGTCCGCTTTAATCGTCACATCGCTGGTTTTGCTGACGGCAATCCACATATTAACCGACTGTAAACGCCCGGCCCCCTCTGTAAGCAGCGGCTTATAGGTCGGAGCCATATTCGCGACGGCAAGACAAATCCCTTCTTCATCGTAGAGTGCCGCTTCGCGTATCCAGAATCCTCCCACCTGAGGCATCATGATCATTTCAACGCGGATGACGTTAGCTGCCTGGTCAGCGATGACTACCCGGTTTATTTGCGCCCGAAATCGCTCGTTAATCAGACCGTCAATACGGGAGGGGTCAGGCAGGATTCCGCCGCCATCGCCCACTGCCATCTCATAAAAACTGACCGGCTCACCAGACACCGCCGCCGTTGCAAACTTTTGCTCCCCGGCAGGGGTCAGGCGCGTATAAAATGGTTTACCCACATTCTCCCCCTTAAGGAATAACGACGCCTTTCCCAGCCATGATGGTACGTGCTTTTGCGAACAGACCTACAATAGTCGCGCTATCCAGCACACCGTTATACATGGCCCATAATCCTACACGTCCGTTGATACCCAGGTTGTGCGGGGCAACATACCCACCCCCGATGCGAATAGTTCTTTTCGGCTCGTTTCGGGTTTCAAACTTCGTGGTCACTGTTTCCATAGTCGATGCACGGATTACCGAAAGTTGATTTGCTCCCGTCACTACTGCTATTAGCTCCCAGCCTGGCGTGATATTGCCGATTTGAGCGTGGATCGTCGCGGGCGTCGCCCCCGTATCAGCCACAAAAATACCGTCTTTAGTAATCGCGGCCCGCGCTCCTGTAAACGGTCTCTCCGATTCAGGCAGACCCGAGTAAATCTGCGTTGTGACTTCCTGCGGGTTAGCACGAAACGCAACGATGACGGTATTAGTCAGAGGCTCAATAATACCGGTATCCGCGTAATGACCATTAACGCTATCACACACCAGACCCTCGCTATCAAAGCTCAGGCCAATAACATCCAGAGCCTTACCTTTTCTGCTACTGTCTTTTGCGCTGCGCATTTCGTAAATAGATAGCGCTGATTCTAGATACATCGTAGAACGAGCGTTACTAAAGGGAAGTAGTGGATTACCAAAATCCTTAGTTACCTGAAACTGAATCATATAATACCTCGTTTAATTTCATCTGTTATTCGGAAATGGCAATCTTCTGAATCGGCAAATAGTTATAAAGCGGATAAGGCTTGCCGTTTTCATCTGTTAAATCTGTCTTTTCAGGGTCAGAATCATGAATGGTTGTTCGTACCCCTGTTTCTCGCCCGAAAAACCATTGTTGATATCGGTTGTTTGTGATTTCCCCTCGGTTCTCCGGCGTCCAGGCAAATGCCACAAACGCCCCGTTTCCGATATCTGTTTTCGACACGATCTTAATTTTCGTTCCCGCCACAATCTCCACGGATACAATATCAAGCCGCCCGGTTTCATCATGTAATTCGACACCATGATTACCATCTGCCAGCTCAGTGATATACGAGTCATCAATAACTAACGGTGGGTGATACGTAAATACATCAGTAATCACGGTTCTGCTGTTTATTTTTCGGGCACGGGTAGCATGCACAGGTAAATATTTTTCACCATTCGGCTTATCTGCGGTGCGTGTTCGCAGGCGATGTCGCAATGCCTTTTGCGCATATAGGCCCATCAGCCGGTAACCGTGGGCATTGTGATGGACGTTTCCCTGTCCAATGGTATGGTTTGCCGGAAGCCCCATATATGATGGCCCCCACATATCAATAAGAGGATTATTCAGCGCCATATCAAGCTGCGCCTGAGCGATAAGCTCCGGTGAGTTTTCTGCTGTACCCACGTAATAGCCGTGGGATGAGGTCTGATACATCAACATGACCAGATCGCGGCCTGCATCACGCATCCCCGCCGTATCTGCGGCCACATCCGCCCGTAAGGTTGACACCCTCCCGGTGTAACTGTCAGCGCTGGTCCCGTTTGCCATGTTCGCCTCGCCCTGAATCCACAGGATGAAATCCACGGCATAATCACGACCCTGTAAAGCCATCTGCGTCGCTGTCCAGACCAGGTGCGCAATCAACCGGCGATATGGCTCAGTTCCCTTTGAAAGCCCCTCAACCGTAATCCCCCCGACACCGCCCGCATTAAACAGCAGATCGCGACCGGCCATATCACTCACGTGATCAGTAAAGCCATACGCCAGAGAGGATGCCACTGTCTCCCCGTTGCTACCACTGACAGTTTCACGCAGCGGCACCAGTGATGATGGGCTGGAACTGTAACTCCGCACCCCTGTATTGAACATCAGGGCGTTGCGTGTCGGCGTGTCCAATACCGGCGTACCGTATTGCCCGATTGAAAGTGATTGCCCGTAGATAATGACATGCAGCACTTCGGCAAAATCAAGCCAGAATCGCTCAGGCTCTACGGGTTGCGGCTCCACCGCTGAATTATTGAAAATCTCGCCTTTGCTACCAATCCCGGCTGACACACGCTGATTTTCATCAATAATCTCAAGAAAGTTCTCACCCTCTGTGACAAAAATCCGCATCCCCATCAATTCGATGAAGCCGGTTTTCCCGATACCAAAGACAATGCGCCCCAGCTCATCACCAAATGCAAAACAGTAATCGGAGTCATCCGGTAAGTTGGTGACGGGAACTCCCATAATGCGCATTCCCGCGTTCGCTTCCAGCACACCACGCAAATCAATGCCCACGGCGCGACGGAACAATGCATCAACAAACTCAACGGCATAATCTGTATCAACCTCCCCCATAATCCCGGCATCTGGCAACATCCTGTCCATTGCACGTTTATCCGCGACCTCTAACAGCTTAACCGCACGTTCTCCGTCATTCCGGTAAACCGTCTCGGTGCTGCTGTCATCGGGGTATGCAACCCGGAAAATCTGACCCGGCACCGTTACTGACAATCCAGCCTTCTCACCTGTCGGATCATCATCACTGGTGAAAACCACCACCGAAACACCCAGGCTGTCAGGCAGCCGTTTGCCGGTTGAAACAGGCACCCCGTTAATATTTTTAAACTCTTCAACCCATACGCCTGCGCTTTCAGAACGAACGGAAAACAAACTATTTTCAGGAATTTTCCCCGCTGCAATAGCGGCTTTTGCTTCATCTTCATTTGAATAAGGAAGCTCACCCGATTTAATCAGGGTGCTGTATGCCTCGACGGATTGTTTCAAAAACCGGGTACGGTTTGCCAGTTGCTGAGCCTGAATATTAGCTGCACCATCTCTCCCGCCTTCAACCCTTTGTTGGCGGGCAACCATACTTATACTATTTTCCCATTGTGGTTTTTCACTAATATTCATTTGCTGTCACCTGAAAAATGATAATTCCCGTCATAATGGGCCTGCCCGTCATAATAAATACTTTCATCCGGGGTATAGCCAGCCGGATAAATCGTTATGTCTTCCCCGTCTAATATTGCACACCCAACACTTGCAAGGCCTTTAGTGCTTACCGATAACGTTAGCTGTGATATATGGCGACTCACGGGTTTTGCGTCACCAATAATTCGCTCAAGCTCGGCGATCATCGGCTCCGTGATACCGATTTCATTCAGATCGATTTCAAGCCGAAACGTCCCTGGCGGGTCGGCGACTTTCCACCACTCCTCAAGGGTCATCGAATACCCCAGCCCCTCGATCACCCGCTTAACCGCCGCCACCGTTCCTTTTCGCTGATGGATCCAGAACGCATCACTTACTGCCTGCCGCTTAGCGGTTTCTGTCCAGGTTTCCTCCCATCGGTCAACGGAAAAAGCCCAGGCCAGATACGGCAGAAACTTTGCCGGGCATTTCCACGGGTTCCACAGATCACGCAGCGGCACGTTTAAATCACTAATGCCAGAACAGGCCTGCGCCAGCCTGCGCTCCAGCGCGGACGAACCCGGCGGTAACAGGCTGCTACTCATCAGAGCCACCAATTACCGCTTTAAAATCGGTGCAATATGACGCCTGCGTTTTATCTAAGACCATGTCCGCCAGGGGCTTCATCAGTTCGACGCGCTGGACACCCTGAACGTGCAGCGCGGCATAGATCGCGGACAGCCGCACATCACGCCCCAGGCGACGCTGCTCGTTGATGTATGCCGTACCCTGCGCTTTCGCGGCCGCCAGGATGGGTTCTTTTGCCGGGCCGGGATAGACATAAAGAACCGCATCAATTTCATAGGGAACAATCTCAGCAGATCGGACACTCACCCGATCCGCCACCGGCCGCACAGCCTCATCATTCAGGGCCTCACCGACGACCTGCAGTAAATCTTCCGGCGCAGTACCATCGCCGTCGCGGGCCAGAATAGTCACCACGACTTCCGCCGGTGACGGGCTGAAAGCCGATGCATCCGCCACCCGACCATCAGAGCTAAGCGCGTGATATTCATAGGCTCCGACTGGCCCGGCAACGCTCATCCCCTCAAAGGCCGCCGGAATGCGCTGGCGATAATCCGCGTCAGATTCCATTACTGCCTCCGTGGGCGGCGTTGTGGTGTCATCTGCAGCCGTAATCACCCGGCGCTGTACGTTGTTATTCGCGCCTAAATTGTCCAGGTCATCCCCGCCGGAATAGGCCACCATCACGGCTTTAGCCGCCTCGTTAATCCGCTGGCGCAGCAGCAGCTCCCGGTACACATTTTCCTGCAGCATTTTCACCACCGGCTCAGACTCAAGCGTTAAGGTACGGGCCACGGCCTCCTGTTCTTCGGCCGGAAATAACGCGACAAATTCAGCCTTGCGCTCAGACAGCAGGGTTTCAAAATCCGGCACATCCACAATTTGCGGCGGCGGCAGCTGGGAAAGGTCAATAACGGCCATTGTCTGCTCCTGCCGATAAGGAAAGGGACACGGGCACGCCGTCATTACGCTGGCCTGCCAGCTCAATAACCATTGCGCCATCCATGCTGCTGCTGTTAACCGTGATGGTGTCCAGCTGCAGCCGCGGCTCCCAGCGCCGCAGCGCCACATACACTGCAGCCATGATCTGCAGGCGCAGCGCAGGGTTTTGCGGCTGGTCAATGAGCGCTGAAAGCAGGGAACCATACTCCCGGCGCGCAAGCCGGCTGCCTTGCGGGGTCAGCAAAATGTCACGCACCGACTGACGCAGGTGGTCAGTTTCCGTTATGGCTCTGCCGGTATCGCGGCTCATCCCGATATAGAGCGTCAAAATGGATCTCCCGTCGTTCCGCCACTGTCGCCAGGGTGTTTATGCTTATCAGCAACGACGCCGTTTGACGTCATCGCGCCGCCGCCGTGGGTCACATCGCCGTTCAGGATCACGTTGCTGTTAATTAGGGTGGTGTCAGCCTCGATCACAAACTCACCGGTTTTGCAGGAGACAACCTGCGAAGACTCAATCAGCACGCTTTTCACGCCGCGAATAATCCAGCGTCCGGTGGCGGGGTCGTATTCGAACCAGCCACCATCCTCGTATGCGGTCACGTCCGCACATTCAGAGTCTGACGGCGGCGGGCAGGCGTTGGAGTAGATGGCCGGAAGCGCAAAGGCTGTTTCCAGATTGCCGCCCAGGCTGAACAGCACCACCTGCTCCCCTGGAGACGGGCACCACCAGGTGCGTGATTTACCTGCACGGTAGGTCAGCCAGTTAATCCAGTTGGTTTCGAGGTCGCCCGTTTTCACCCGGCACAGCCAGCCGTCCCGGTCCACTTCGGTCACAATGCCGGTGCGGATCAGATTGGTGATAAGGCGCATGATTTCGGTTAGTTGTGCGTTCATAAAAAAATAATGTCATCAAAAATTTTATGATGTAATCTAATGTTTATGTATGGTTAATCACACAATGTAACTTCCATGAATCCACTCGCCCTTACAGCAATAATCTTTGTTCTTGCAATATTTATATTTCGAAAAAGTCAATTCATAATAGATATCAAAAATATTTTTAAATATAAATCTGACGATCCAACCACTAATACTTCTGATGAGTCGCTAAACCCAGCAGAAATATCAGCCAATAGAATACAGTTTTTTTGTCAGAGATTGATTTTTGCAGCCTTGACTATTTTCCTACTTGTAAAAGGTGGTGTTGAAATAATCGACACCTTACACCCTAATTTTTTATCAGATCATAAGTTTTTAACACATATAAAAGAGATAAAGACACTTAGTTATGTAGCAAAAGCTTTAGCTGTTTCCTGTGGATTCCAACTTGCTTTTATGTTAATAACCAAAGGCCCCGATGAAGCAGTAGAACCAATAATGCTTGGCATTGCCTCTGTCATTTTATTAATGTTATCAGTAATAGATCCAGAAAAATGGAGTGTGCACAATTCAATATCAGTCACACTGTTAATAATTTGTATTGCAGGTTTATTTTATTTATCAAGAAAACTTAAAAAGTGATAATTAAACATATAACATACTTCTAACTAGTCATTTAAATTCACCCTATTAACCAGTAGAGTAAGGTATCGCGTGTGATGTCCTCCACTTCGTCATTGATGCCGAGTAACTGGCGCTCTGAATACTTCACCTCCGGCCCCCTGCGGCTGACACGGTCACGCAGACCGTAATGATGAACGCGGGCAATACGCTGCACCCTGCCCTCAAATTCGACACTGGCAGAGTCCGGGGTGGCAACAGCTTTCAGGTATTTTGTGGTGCGGAGTTTTGCAAACATCTGCCGACGGATGCGGCCCTGTTTCGTTCTGGCCGTCACGCGACGCGGCTCGTAAGCCGTCCCGTCCGGGTTGCGCTGCATCCTGATATTTTTCTGCTGGCTGCGGCGCAGCTGCTGCGCCAGATCCCGCATCATGCGCTTACGTGCGGCAGGCTCCAGTCCCGCCAGCAACGCATCTAACCAGGCGTCAACTTCCTGCAGCTCAGCCACGGCTCACCGCCCATATTTCGTCCGGTTCGGCCGGTTCCGGCACCGCTTCGACACTGGACACGTCACCGTCAGCGCTGACTATCACGCGCTCTGTCAGTTGCAAATTCAGGCTGATATCACAGATATCATTGCGCAAAATATCGACTTCAAAGGAAAGCAACTTTTCCCGCAGTTCCTGGTTATGAATAGCATCCGGCTGATTTTCCCTTAACCAGGCCAACACCGGCGCCATCAATAAACCCTGATCGCCGCTGAAATCCACGACCACCACGTTAAGGGTATAGCGATACTCCCAGGACAACGACGCTGCCCCGGTTGCCACCACCGTTCCGTTATCCACGAATAAATGCAGCTTGTCCGGGTTATCGCGGACATATGGCACCGCGCTATTCAGGGCGCGGCGTAAGGATTGAGGCTTGTTCACTATTTCGCTCCTGACAGGAAATTATCGTGTCCACTTTGTCAGCGCAGACCGCCCAGGCCGCCTCTGCTTCATCCAGCGCGGTCAGCAGATCACCGTTAGTGCGTGCCGCCGACTTTTCCAGGCGGCATTGCGTCACCCTGGGACAACCATTCACGGTAAGCTGCACCTCCGGCGAGGGCCGGACGTTCGCGCATCCTGATAATGTCAGCAGGCAGAAGAGTGTCAGCCCAGCGGCGTAAATCTTCATTTTCACGTTTTAACTCCTCAATTCTGTACTGACGGCTTCGCAGCAGCGCGTTTGTACTTTCTGCCGCCGCGTGAAGCCTTGCCTGTTCCCGGTTATTGGTTTCAGACAGGATGGACAGGGCGATCAGCTGGCTGTTCGTTTTTGCCAGTTTTTCGCCTGTCGTTTTCAGATCCCGCCCTTGCTGCTCGATGGTCTGGCTGGCCTCCTTCATCCGCCATGACTGCCAGCCAAGCGCCAGCACTACCAGCGCCAGAATTATCGCCAGCGCCTTCGTCATACCGTCACCGGCTCCGCATCAATAATCTGCGCACGCAGAACCTTAAGCGCGACCATCGTCAGCAGATAAAATACCAGGGTGACAATGTGGCCCGTAAAGGCGAGAAAAATCACAAGCAGTGAACACCTGGCCCATCTGATCACCTGGTTTGCTGGCGTACTGAAAAAGCAAGTCATCGCCTGCTTTGCTTCTTCCCGATGAGTGCCGCCCGCATACCACCCAGCCAGGCAAAGCAGCACCGCTCCCCAGCTCAGCAGGCAGGCTACCCAGGTCAAGGCTGTAACCAGTGCCGGAACAATACTGTTTGGAACAAAGAGACTAAAAATCATCAGCGCCGTGTACAGCACCGAAAATAACCCACCGATCAGTTTCTTTTTCATTTCGTTACGCTCCTTTTAAGCACCAGGACAGCTCCCGCGCGCGGCGGTTGTCCAGCCCCGGATTAAATACGCCTTTGACGTATACCCAGCGCGGCAACTGATAGCAGGCATCGCGCCAGCGCTTCTGATTGATAAACTTCACCATGGTTGAACCGCAGGCATTGCCGGTTCCCACGTTGAAGGCCAGCGATACCAGCGCGTCATAGACGTTCTGCGGTACGCTCACCAGGACACAGCGATCCAGCGCCTTCTCCACCCTTAAAACGTTGGTGATGAAACTCCCGGCGGCCTGCCGTTCCGTGATGGTCTTCCCCGGCACCACGCCGGACGTATTGCCAATGCCATCGGTCCACACCCCCGCATCACACTGATACGGCTGCAGGCGGCAGCCCTCATAATCGGCTATCAGCTTCAACCCTTCCACTGAGGTATGAAGTTGCTGAAAGCCCGGCAGGGTGGCGGCAATCGCCAGCACCGCCCCCACCAGGCAGCGCTTAACGGTTGAAGGATTCATATTCCCCCTGTGTAATTTTTCCGCCGCGCAGCAGCTGGTAGGTTTTGTGTTTGAAGTACCAGTTGATGGCCAGCATCAGCACGCCAATCAACACACCGCCCACTGTCGACACATCCTTAAGCGATAAATCCCCCATCCATGCCAGCAGTACAGCGATGCAGTACGTGATGAAGGCGCTGATCCGTTCAAGCGTCATATTTCAGTCCCATAACTGGACGGTCTGCACCGTGGAAGTGGTGGCAATATCCGGCAGCTCCACCTGCAGCCCGTGTGGTAAGAACGGGCCGTGCTCAGCCAGCCCCGGATTTGCCTGCAGTACCTGCTCCGTGACGCCCTGCGTGCGTCCGTAATGACGCCAGCAAAGCGCGTCCACCGTGTCACCCTGGTACGCACGCACTTTCATCAGATCAGCTCCACCGTACAGTGAGGCGCATCCTGGACCCGGCTGATTGCCCAGCGAGCATCACGCCACAGGTCGCCGCTGGCCTCCGCCAGCTCATCCCCCCTTTTCACACCGGAGGCCGTGGCGTCGTAGTCCTGGTAACGCTCATTCACCTGCGCACGTGCCCAGCAATAAACGGCGTTGTGGTAGTGGTGAATACGTTCGCTTTTACCGTCCAGCAAGTCCGCCGGTACATCGGCCAGCGTCATAAATCCCTGCGCCTGCTGGCGTTTGCGGAAGTCGTACAGCTCCGCATTGACCTCTGACATCGCAGACCGGATGAGTTGTCCGAGACGGGGGGACGTCACCGTGCCATCCGTCCGCATCACGCTGCGAAACTCTGATAAATCAACATCGGGCCAGAACGGCGTATTTTTGATAATTTCCGCCTGTTCCGGCGCCTGCTCAGGCGCAACAAACTTCATGCGGGCTTTCTCCTGAAATAGTGGGCGGTGGACGGGGTTTTGATGTGGCAAAAGCCTTTCGCCACCCCGTGCCGCCCGTGCGCGGGGCACGTTCCGTTAACGGCTGTCATTGCGCAATCTGCGCTCCAGCTGCTGTTTTTCTTTTTTGACGCCACAGCGTGGATCAAGCTGCAGCGCATGATTGATGTGATTCAGGGCGGAGGCCGGGCTGGTTTCGGTCAGTACAGCGCCAATCGCTTTATGCAGGCGTGCCCGTGACTGGTCTGGCATATCCTGGCCGTCTGTCAGCTCCAGTGTCTGCAGTAATAACCCGGCATCGAAAGATTCACCTGCCAGCAGAGCGGCCTGCGCAGCGTCTGCCATTTCCTCTGCCAGCACCGTCTGGACGTTACGGTTTCCAATGGGCATCACCCATCCGTGCCGCAGCGCATGACGCCCTGCATCCAGCGCACCGGCATAATCACCGGCATCGATACGCCAGAGCATCACAAACATCACCACGTCATCCTGCCGGGCACCATCAGCAGCCAGCACCCCCTCCACCCAGGCGGAATAACGGGGCAGCAGTTCCACTTTGATTTGGGCTTTCTTCACGGTGGACTGGATACCTTTCAGGCGGCGGCGGTCCTCCGCCAGCTGCATCAGCATCAGGTCATACCCCGTCGCGTGGCGAACATTGCCGCCCTGTCGGGCGGCCTGTTCAGCCTGGACGCGCAGGCGGTGCTGCCGTGCGGGACTCAGGCTCATGCGTTACGCCCCCTCGCCTTCCGGTACAGCTGGCGCGCTGAAATCCCCCATCTGGATGTTTTCGACCAGCGCCGCGCAGCGGTAATCCTCAACCACATACGCTTCATTGACGGACTCGAAATTCTCGATCCGGTCACGTTTCGGGTTATCGACAACAGAACGACGGCGGGTATCTTCCTGCCAGTAAATGGACAGGTTATCCAGGCGGGTGATCAGCAGTGCATTCGCAGGGAAATACGGCGCGCGTACAGCCTGCAGGCCACCCATGCGTTTCTGGCTGATGATCAGATCAGCGGCCAGCTTCTCCGTGTTCTCCTGGTCTTTGTTAACCAGTGGGAAATACTTGTCAGACAGCAGCTCACGACCACAGACCACCACCAGATCATCATCATCCTGATACACCGGGTCGATCAGCTCGTTGACCGTATCCATCACCACAGCGTCCAGGTTGGCATAATCGCCACCCTTACCAACCTTCACGGCGCCTTTGGTGGTCACACCTTCTTTGGTTTCGCTGCCCATGACATGATCCGGCGCATCTTCGCGGATTTTTTGCAGCCAGCCCTTATTTACGTCCTGCAGCATCGGGTTGGCGTCGCGTTCAGAGGTTTTGGCACGCTTCACGCCGTTGAACCCGATCATGATGCGGTCCAGAGCCTGGCGCTTCACGATGGCGTTACGGATACGCACCTGGAAATCCTGGAATTTTGCCCACAGGTCCAGCTTTGCGTAGGTCAGCACCGTATCAAAGTTGGTCTGTTCGCATTTGTATTCCACGTCCGCCATCACTGTCGGGTCAGTTGGTTCGCGCTCTTTGGTGGTGGTATCCGTGGTACCGGCAATCGTGCTACCGACACCCAGACCCAGCAGCTGGCCTGACTGCTCATCCACCGGGGTGATGTTAATCAGTGTCAGAAAGGCTGCGGACTGCTGGATCTGGTCTTCCAGCGTCTGCTGTACCGACGGCTCAACGGTGAATTTGCTGGAAAGTTCTTCCACTTCCACGTTATTCAGGCGTGCCAGCTGTTGCAGGTAGGCGTTAAAGGCAAAACGGGTTTTCTTTTTCATTGGTTCTTATGCTCCATCAGCAATTGGTCAGTGTGCCTGCCGGTGCGTTTCCGCCCGGCGCGCGCTGGCGATAATCTTTGCGGCTGTCTTCCTGGCTCAGCCGCTGCTCCAGTTCAGCAAAAGCGGTCTGCTGTTCCTGCAGGGAGGCTTCCAGCTCAGCAATGCGCGCATCCTGCGCAGACAGGGAGTGATCAGTGCGTTCGCTCAGGTTTTGCTGTTCAGTAGCAATCAGCTCCACCGCGCGATGTACGTCAGAAAAACGCGCGTCATCGTTCTGTTCTTTTTTGGTGAACATCGCGGCAACGCGGGCAAAGAGGGAGGGTTTATCGTCCTGAACTTCTTCCCACTCGATCAGCGTTTCTTCGGCGGCGGTAAAGAGGTTTTCAGGGTTTTGCTTGCGGCCTGCCAGGGGGTTACTTCTGGCGCTGGCGCTAAACTGCAGCATTTCAGTTCCGAGGCTTGCGGGATCATCCGTCGCCGCCAGGCCAACCAGGTAGGCTTTGCCGGTATCGGCAAAACTGGTATTGACTTCCATCGAGGTAAACAGCTTTTGCAGATTACGGGTATACGCCACCAGGTCCTCTGACGGGGTGATCCACGCATACAGGGCCAGCTTCCCTTTCAGCGGGCCGTCTGCAATCTCCTCTGCCTCCAGCTTATCCACGGTCCCGAAACGGCGGAAAGGGCTGTCAGGGGTGTAACCCTTGATATGCTCCAGATTAATCAACGCGGTATACACCTGCGGGTCATAGCTCGCCGCCATCTGTTCCAGCCAGGCACGCTCAATATTGCGCCCGTCTGTCGTTGCCCCTTCCACACCGATGCGGAAGCGCTTTGCTTTTACAGCCATGTGACCGACTCCATCAAATAACTCTGTGAGGCCTTATGGTTGCTGCGATGGAGGGGGTGAAACAACGCGCGGACCTTGTGCGGTAAACCATACAAAGGCCAGCCGGGGAAAGGCGCCAGGCAAGGCCGTATGTTTGTGCCATGGAAACGATGACCCCAGCAGACCTCGATCCCCGCAGGCAGGCATTACTGCTGTATTTTCAGGGATACCGCGTAGCCCGCATTGCTGAAATGCTGGGCGAAAAAGTTGCAACCGTTCACAGCTGGAAAAAGCGTGACAAGTGGGGCGAATACGGCCCACTCGATCAGATGCAGCTCACCACTGCCGCCCGCTATTGCCAGCTCATCATGAAGGAGCACAAGGAAGGGAAAGACTTTAAAGAAATAGACCTGCTGGCGCGCCAGTCAGAACGACACGCCCGCATCGGTAAATTTAACAACGGTGGTAATGAGGCGGACCTTAACCCCAACGTGCAAAACCGCAACCGCGGCCCCCGCAAACAACCTGAAAAAAACCAGTTCAGCGACGAACAGATCGAAAAGCTGGAAGAAATTTTCCGCAACGGCATGTTTGAATATCAGCGCCACTGGTGGGAAGCAGGAATTAAGCACCGCATCCGCAACGTGCTTAAATCGCGCCAGATCGGCGCTACGTATTATTTCGCGCGTGAAGCGCTGATGGATGCCCTGATGACAGGGCGAAACCAGATTTTCCTGTCAGCCAGTAAAGCCCAGGCGCATGTTTTTAAGCAGTACATCATCGAGTTTGCCAAAGAAGTCGATGTGGAATTAAAAGGCGATCCCATGGTGCTGCCAAACGGCGCCACGCTGTATTTTCTCGGGACCAACGCCCGTACCGCGCAGAGCTACCACGGCAACCTGTATCTTGATGAGTATTTCTGGATCCCGAAATTTCAGGAGCTACGTAAAGTCGCCTCCGGCATGGCGCTGCACAAGAAATGGCGCCAAACCTATTTCTCCACGCCTTCCAGCCTGACGCACAGCGCTTACCCGTTCTGGTCCGGCGCCCTGTTCAATCGCGGGCGGGCAAAAGCTGATCGCGTTGATATCGACCTGACCCACTCAGCCCTTGCTGCCGGTCTGCTTTGCGCTGACGGTCAGTTCAGACAGATCGTGACGGTGGAGGACGCCGTGCGCGGTGGCTGCAACCTGTTCGACCTCGACCAGCTGCGCCTGGAGTACAGCCCCGACGAGTACCAGAACCTGCTGATGTGTGAGTTCATCGACGATCTCGCCTCCGTTTTCCCACTGGCTGACCTGCAGGCCTGCATGGTGGACAGCTGGGAAGTCTGGGAAGACTTTCAGGCGCTGGCCCTGCGTCCGTTCGGCTGGCGCGAAGTCTGGATCGGCTATGACCCGGCGAAAGGTACCCTGAACGGTGACAGCGCTGGCTGCGTAGTCATTGCCCCGCCGACGGTGCCCGGCGGTAAGTTCCGCATCCTTGAGCGCCATCAGTGGCGCGGAATGGACTTCCGCGCCCAGGCAGAGGCCATCCGCAAACTGACGCAGCAGTATAACGTGACCTACATCGGCATTGACTCCACCGGCGTCGGCCACGGTGTTTATGAAAACGTAAAAGGCTTTTTCCCTGCCGTGCGGGAGTTTGTGTATAACCCCAACGTCAAAAACGCCCTGGTGCTCAAGGCATACGACATTATCAGCCACCGCCGTCTTGAGTTTGACGCCGGGCATACCGACATTGCGCAGTCATTTATGGCTATCCGCCGCGCCACCACCGCCAGCGGAAACCGCCCTACCTACGAAGCCAGCCGCAGCGAAGAAGCCAGCCACGCAGATTTGGCCTGGGCAACGATGCACGCACTGTTTAACGAACCGCTGCAGGGCGAAGCCGCCAATACCAGCAACATTGTGGAGATTTTTTAATGACTGAGAATACCGCACAGGATGTGATGCCACCCGACGTACAACCCAATGATGCAGCGACTACCCAGGCGTTCAGCTTTGGCGATCCCATTCCGGTACTGGACCGCCGCGAACTTCTGGACTACGTAGAATGTGTGCAAATGGACCGCTGGTATGAGCCGCCGGTGAGTTTTGACGGGCTGGCGCGGACCTATCGCGCCGCTGTACATCACAGCTCACCGATTGCCGTTAAGCGTGACATTCTCAGCAGCACCTACATCCCCCACCGCCTGCTCAGCCAGCAGGCTTTTGCACGTTTCGTCCAGGACTACCTTGTGTTCGGTAACGCCTATCTGGAAAAACGGACGAACAGGCTGGGCGGCGTCCTGTCACTGGAGCCATCACTGGCGAAGTACACCCGGCGCGGGATTGACCTCGATACTTATTGGTTCGTGCAGTACGGCATGACCACCCAGCCTTATGAGTTCACCAAAGGTAGCATCTTTCACCTGATGGAGCCGGACATTAACCAGGAAATCTACGGGCTTCCCGGCTACCTCTCCGCGATCCCTTCAACACTGCTCAACGAGTCGGCTACGCTGTTTCGCCGTAAGTATTACATCAACGGCAGTCACGCCGGCTTCATCATGTACATGACAGACGCAGCACAGAATCAGGAGGACGTGAACAACATCCGCCAGGCCATGAAAAGCGCCAAAGGGCCGGGCAACTTCCGCAACCTGTTTATGTATTCGCCTAACGGAAAAAAGGACGGAATCCAGATCATCCCGTTGTCGGAGGTTGCGGCAAAGGATGAGTTTTTAAACATTAAAAACGTGAGCCGCGATGACATGATGGCAGCGCACCGCGTACCTCCGCAAATGATGGGCATTATGCCAAACAATGTTGGAGGATTTGGTGATGTTGAGAAAGCTAGCAAAGTGTTTGTTCGAAATGAATTGTTCCCACTTCAAAAAAGGCTAGAACAAATTAACGAGTGGCTTGATGATGAAATTATCATCTTTGAACCTTATAATTTAGAATTTAATTAGATACGACTGAGGCGGCTCTTACGAGCCGCTTTCGTTATGTCTTTTTTGACGTCTTAATTTAGCCTCTTCTAAGCGTGCTTTTTCAGTGTACAGGCGTTCTAATAAGACATATGTAAACTCCTCTAGGTCAATTGCAGATGTTTTATCAAGGAGCCCATCATGGGCACCATCATTTCCATCATCTTTTACGCATTCGGCTAAATCTCTCATAGCCTGAGGTAAGACCTGGTTGTCAAACAACCATCCCATTCGCAATCCCAAACTACGTCTGACTCTGCTTCCCGGCTCCTGCCCCTCTGGCGGTAGTAGTTCCTTTGTAGCCATATCCAGACATAGCCTGTACATTGTTGCAGCAGCGTTGTAACACCCAACGGACAAGCATTTTGCCCCTTCTATAAAAGCATCATTTATTTTCTCTGGAAGAAACTCAGGTGGTGGGCTTACTTTCAAATCTGCTGGACTAACCGTACCTGTAATAGTGCCAATAGCATTTAAATTAAAAGCAGAACGCCACTCAACTCCCTCAAAGCTTTTTTGCTTTGCCGAAGGTTGAGCAATAAAAATTGTGCCACGCATGCATTGCCGGCAAATACAATATAACTCATAAATCTTTATAGTAATATTGTGGCCTATATGTCGATCCTGTATATAATTCCCATCTTGAATATTAAATGTAATTCTCTGACTTCCGCAACGTGGACAATCATTAACCATAATCGCCATATAACAAGTTCCTCTATTTATTAGTAGCAATGCGATAACACTTTTACTTTAAAGAACTCATTTCAATTTTTCTACGACCTTTTGTCATAGTTTTGAGCTTTTGCGCGCGCTCGTATCCCCGCCACGCCTGCCCGCTTTGTGTAGTGGTTTTCATGCACCTGCATGAGATATGAAAAAGCCCGCCAGAAGTGGCGGGCCGGAGCCAAAACGATCCTCAAACGATCATGCAGATTCATGCGGCATAGCCATGCACTTTCTTTTTTTAGGTTAGTCTGAAATCCTCGTCAAAATCCATAAAGTTTTCAGCTACTCGCGATGAGAGGATGATGTACTTAATCCCCTCATTCAGAGGAACGGGGCGTTCAAGTTCAAGCATAAAAACACCATCATAGGTTTTACCCAGCCAGAACCCGCCGCCGCAGGATTTTGGCCGCTGAAACAGCACCCAGCCACCGGGGACATACTTCATTAATGGCTCATAGCGATAAACGACCTGATAATTACTGTCTTTAGACCCCATAGCCTAACGCCTCGCCTTGCTCGTTGTTCAACCTTGCAGGCGGTAAAAACCAGTTTTATCGCCTGCAACGTTTTGCTTAATGCAGCCAGCTGTCGTCTTCCCAGACCTGCTGCATAATTTCCATTACCCGCTGCTTATCCTCATCAAGTTTTAAGCCGGTCAACTCGATACCGTTGGCACTGCCTTTGCGTATGCGGATCGCCGTTTTGGGATACAAAGGGATCAGGTTGCGGTAAAGCTCGGTTTCGAGTGCTTCCAGTGTCGCCTGGCTAATTTTCTGCTCTTTATCAATCATTATTTCGACACGCATGGAGATCATCCCCCTAACTGGAAACATCCATTGACCGGCTGTACTCATGGCTACGGATTTTCGCCATTAATTCATCAGTCAGCTCTGAGACCCACTGGATAGCAAGCCGCTTCTCTTCATCGCTGCACTCACTAGCCGCTACAAGCTTGATAAAAAAATCAATACGCTGGAGCTTCAACGACTCCAAAAGATAGTCCTGCATTTTTCCCTCCGATCCTCACTACAGGATATGTAATGCCACATCCCTACATACGGACAACAAATACTGTATATACATACAGTATAATACGTTTTTTAAGTTGTAAAATACTTTTTATCATTCAATCAGATGTGTCCGATGTAGCAGAAAAAAGGCGAAAAATGCGCCCCCATCATCAGTACCACTGGCGCCATTTATCATCTTCCTGCAGCCTTTGGTTCCGGTAAAAGACACGCAGACCGGCACCGGATGGAATACTGCCACCGCGCAGAAGCAGATTGATCTCCGCCTCCGAACCATCAAAGCCTCTCGATTTAAGTTCATACTCCAGCTGCAGGCGCTGCTGATTATCCACATCCTGCCTGTACCCTTTCCGGCGCTTAGGCTTAACCATGCGAAGCCGTGCGTTTAGCTCCCTCAGCTCCTTTTTGCTCATGCTATGGAGATACTCCTGCAGATCTCGCTCATCCATACCCGCAATATCCGGTAAATCCTGTCCGCTTACGGCCCCGTTTTCGTTCATTTTTTCCACAGGGGGACAGTTATTGCCACGAGTCCAAGGGGCGCAAGCGCCCTGGTCGGCTGGCGCCTCCTGAACGTCAACGGCCTTACGAACCATTTTCCACTTCATCGCATGCGTGCAAATCCGGCCCTCAATAATCGGGGACCAGATGCCATAAATACGGATACCGTGATCGCCATAGGCTGATGGCTCGTCATTGAGTTCATAAGCCGTGCGGACCAGGTGATGTTTACGCGGAACCAGTACGCCGCCCTGTTTCATGATGTAGGTGGCAAAACACCCGGCATCGGCTGCCGCCAGCACGGCATCCAGACGCGGGTTATCCAGTACCGGCGCTCCGGCTTTTTTATCGGCCTGCTGTCGCGCGGCCTGGCCTGCCAGCAAACGCAGCTCACGGTATGCCTGACGCCCCGGAATACCAAAAAAGCGGAATTGCTGGACGCGATGCAGCGAGGCCCAGGCACTGACATGTTCGGCATTGTCCCGCAGTGATCTGCCGGTTTCTTTGCTGATTTCGTTAGCCAGGCCACGCCCGTCGATGTTCTTACTGATGTACTTCGCGATGTAGCTGGTCGGCGTACCCTTGCGCGGGTTGATCAGCTCAGACTTAAAACGCGGGCCGGTATTGTTGCCCAGCTCCTCGCGGTCCTCACGGATGGCAAATTTACGCAGCAGCGCATTGATGGACTTGCGGTCTTTTTTGCGCATGAAGCAAAGCAGGTGCCAGTGCACGGTGCCGTCATGGTGTGGCTCAGCAACGCGGACGCCATACCAGCGCAGCCCGGCTTTGTGCATCGCCTTACGGAAGGCGGCGAACATATGCACCAGATAATCGCTGCTCTGCCGGACCGTGGCACTGGTCCATTTCGGGTTTGGCCTGCCGTTATTGAGCGTTGCGTGAAAGCGTGACGGGCAGGTGATGGTATAGAACACGGCGCATTCACCACGCATTTCCGCGATCAGCTCCAGCCCTTTAACGCAGGCCATCATTTCATTGCGCCGGTGCGCCGGATTGCTGCTGCTGGCGTTTACCACGTCTTCCATATCCAGCGTATCGCCCTGCTCATTGGTCAGCTCATGCGAGCGGAAGAACTCCAGCGATTTGCGGCGCTGTTCGCGTTTATGGATCACGGCCTCATAGCTGACATACGGGGACGCCTTTTTGTTAACCAGGCAGACGGCGCGCAGCTGTTCTTCCCGCCATTCACAGCGCATCTGCCACAGCTTGCGATACCACCAGTCAGCACAGAGCATACGGGCAAGCGAACCCGGAATAAGTTCGTATGGGACCGGGTTACGGCGGTGCTTTTTACGGCGCAGCTGCTCGAAAGCAGGCGGGATAACATCAAGGCGCATGGCCTCAGCGGCCACCCTTTCCCATGACCGGCGGATCTCTTCCGGCGTAACGTCTTCATCCGTAAACAGCAAACCGCAGGCAGCATCCAGACACATGCTCATGTGTGCCGCCACCAAGGTAGATAACCTCTTAACCTGATCCTGGTTCATTTCCGGCAGAACCAGCAGGCCCTCCAGCCCGTCGTGGCTCGCCATAAACCGGAATGACGCAGAAACCTGGCTGGCACGCACGCACTCCAGGCGTTCAAGGCACGGCCTGATGGTTTCACGTAGATAGCGGGAATATGCCTTCGGCTTTCCAAGGCCCTCGAAATATTTAATGCGCTCAAGCAGTGGCTTGCTGATATGTGATGGTTCAGCGCTTACGTCTGCCAGAATCACCAGATCGGGATTAAACCGCTGCTGCTCGCGGGCCATTTTGGCACGGCTGATCAGCCGGTCCTGCTCCATTTCACGCTGAACAGGATCACGGGCTTCATTGTAGAAATAGCGCTCCCAGACCTCATCGCTCATCGCCTCACGGCGCAGCTGCCCCTGCTCGTTGTCGCTGGCGTAGAGGGCGATCAGGTTTGAAAGCGCAGACACCGGCGCAACTTCCGCCGGGTCCAGATATGGGTTAATCGCCTTTTTAGGTACATCCCAGGCAAAAGCAGCGGCGGAATCTTCTGCTCCGCCGTGCTTTTCAACTTCGTGATGACTCACGCGCGCACCTCATGCACGACTGAGCAATCAGGGCCGCCAGCTAGATTAAAGCCAGCCCATATCCCCGGCTTCATTACAGCAATAAGTTCGTCAGCACTTTTTCCTTCGCCCGCGGCAACGGCGATGCTGCGCTTTACGTTAATGCGGTCTTGAGTGAAATTTCGATACAGGGAACGAGTCAAAGAAGTGTCGCTGTTCGAAACAATGACCGGATGGCCTTCTGATGCCCGGCGCTCAAGAATAGAGGCCAGCTGATACTGATCGTCCTCAGTAAAACCGGCAGTGTGATAGTTTCTGAAAGTACCGTCATAGGGCGGATCGCAATAAATAACATCCCCAGGCACCAATAACGCCAAAGTTTCGTTATAGCTGGCGCAGATAAACGTGGCACGGGTTGCTTTTTCAGCAAAAGCGCGTATTTCATTTTCAGGAAAATACGGTTTTTTATAATGACCGTAAGGTGCGTTGAATTCGCCCTTTTTGTTATAACGACAAAGGCCTCGATAGCAATGACGATTTAAGAATAAAAAGAGAGGCGCTTGCCACTCAGGATCTTTATCCTGATTGAATGAATCCCGGCTATCATAATAACCATCTGCACTATTGAAAATTTTAAACAGGTGTTTGGCACGCTCAATAAAATATGATGCGTTTGTAGCTATCTCCCGATATAGATTTATTAAGTCAGGGTTAATATCCGCGACAAGATAATGAGGATACTCTGTCGCCATCATCACAGCGCAGGAACCCGCGAAAGGTTCAACCAGTCGCGGGCCTGCAGGCAGGTGCTTTTTCAGCTCATGCATGACAGCGGTTTTATTGCCCGCCCATTTCAGGATGGTGCTCATACAGCACCCCCATTGTAATGTTTACCTTTCAGCTCTGCGATTTCCTGACAGGTGATGCAGCACTGCACGCCAGGAATAGCGCGGCGGCGGGCTGGCGGTATTGGTGCGTCGCAGTCAATGCACAAGACACGGGAAACGCCCGGCGCTTTACTGCGGGCGGTGTGGATATGCCGCTGACGTTCTTCTTCAACGCGCTGCTGTACGAGGTCCATAGAATCAGCCATCAGTGGATCTCCTGCGCTTCGTTCTGGATGTTTTCCGCAGCAACGCGCAGCAGCTCCGCCGCCTCAACGTGATTAAGCTGGCGCGATGTGATGTGACACGCCAGGCTATCAAGTCGGGAGGCCATTGCCGCAGCACGTGCACGGCGTTCTTCCATGCGGGCCTCTGTCAGTATCTGGTTAAGACCTGCGTCATCCGGGCCGATTTTGTTGGAACGGGTTTCGATATTTCGCATTGTTGTTTCTCCTGAATTTGGGCAAAAAAATGCCCGGCGGGTTTACGCCATTAATTTCTGTTACTGGTTAATTCGGCATGGTTAGCCGCTTTGGAAATAAGCTCACCACTGCACGAAAATGGTTCATTGCTTTTATCAGCTCCCGCTTTTCGTCAGTCGTCAGCTCATTCATATTGACGTTATGACGATCCGCCGGAATCTTAGCCATAAAGAATATGGCGGCTAAGGCACGCTCATTTTGTTTATGGTTAATATCTCGCTGGTCCCGCATATCGCTAATAAAACGCTCCAGTTCAGGTTCTATATTCAAGCCGAACACTTTCGCCCTTAGCTCTGCAATATGATTCAGGCCATCCAGCCGATGTCCCGGACTTAGTGGAACAGTCGCAGAATCGCCTTCAATAGCCATGGTTTCCCCTGTTTATTAGTACGCAGTTCAGCCAGTAGCGCATCCTGCGAGCGGCACGGGTGCCAGCGCTTGCCATCTTTACCCATGATCCAGCCATGCCCGAAATGAGGTGATGGACTTTGCTTAACGAGAAGCGATGCGATTGATGGTTGGTTACTCGACATAGCTACCTCAGATCAAACCAAACGAGGCACCCAGGCCAGTGACCGTATCAATGGTGCTGGCCATCGCCGGGCTTGCCTGCAGGCGCGCCTGCAACGTCACTGCGGTTAATGCCATCAGTCGAGTAACTGAATTGATGCTATCAACAATCTGGCGGCGCCCTGCCGTTGTGTGCGCTTCGCCGGAAACAGCGCCGGCAGCCACGCGGCCGATTTCTGCCGTAGCTTTTAGAACATATTCCGGCATCTTTTCGCGCGCGACTTCGTTTAACGGCACGCACGGGAGGCAGTGGATCTGAGCCAGGAAACCATCAACCAATGCTGAATCCTCGGTCAGATCAGTAAGCAGCCAGATCTCCGGCGCGGTAAGTTGGTGCGGCTGGTCCGGGTTAAGCTTATTGCGCAGAGTCTGAACATTCATCCCGGCACGCCCTGCCAGTTTCGCCATGTTATGACGCAGTGCGAAAGCCCGGCAGGCTTCATCAAAATGCGGATGTTTGGAAATCTTATAATCAAACATGTGAGCCCCTTAAAAAGTTCTCATAATCGAACTTACTGACCAACAATGACGCGGAAGTTGGAATGACCAAGAGACTCACGGACCTGATCGGTTTTGTACATTAAGTAACGCAGGCTTACGCGACCTTTATTTTTCTCTTTTTTAACCATGTACTTAGCAAGCTGACCATGATGTATTTTTTGGTATACAGAGCCACGGGAAATACCTTCCCACTCCGCGAACTCTGCAGGCGTAGCCATCTCTTTTGGTACTCGAATTGAAATATCTGTGCTCATAGTGCAGTATCTCTTAGTTTTAGTGCGTTTTATGATGTTCAACCCCAACTTCCAAACTCTCACTTTAGAAGTTGGACATAACTTACGATCCCGATATTGGATTGTCAAATGGAGAGTTCAACTTGAAGATTAACAGCGGTACAAATACGGGAGGAAGGGAAGCTATCAAAAGGCTAATGACTGCCTACGGTTTCAATACTCAGATTGCTTTAGTTGAGCATCTTCAAGCTTCTAAAAGTACTATGGCAAACAGGATGTTACGTGACAGCTTTCCTGCAGACTGGGTTATCCAATGCGCTCTTGAAACAGGCATTTCTTTGCTCTGGTTAACAACAGGGCAAGGCGAAATGTACCCTCAGGCAGACGAAAAAAATAAGTCCAAAAACGAGAGTCAGCCCACAGTACGCCCCCTTTCTAAGATTGTCGTCCCGCCAGTGAAACAGGTAACGATAGAGGGCGGTACTTTTAATGAACTGGAGGATATTTATCTTGATCAGGGGCTGATTTCAGGTAAAGCAGAAGACTGTTTGTACGTAAAAACGACTGAAGGGGATTACGTTATTGATACCTCTACAAAACAGCTCAGTAACGGAATCTGGCTTATCGATATTGATGGAATGAAAAGTATCGTGAAGATTGCCCGCATCCCAGGGAATAAAATTATTGTCCATCAAGATGACACCTCTTTTGAATGCTCTGTCGACGACGTTGAGGTAATTGGCCGTGCAGTAAAAGTCATTAAGAGCATTTAATTATGACGATCAGAAAGCAGCCGAACGGAAAGTGGTTATGCGAGTGTTATCCGAACGGACGTGACGGGAAGCGCGTGCGCAAGCAATTTGCGACAAAGGGCGAGGCTGTAGCATTCGAAAATTTCACCATGGATGAAGTGAACAAAAAACCGTGGCTGGGTGAAAAGGAAGATCGGCGGCGTTTGTCAGAATTGATTGAGCAGTGGCACTCCCTTTACGGCCAGACGCTGGCAGACCCTAAGCGCCTAATGGCGAAATTGAATATTATCTGCAATGGCCTGGGCGATCCTGTCGCCTCTGAGTTAACCGCCGGTGACTTTACCAGATATCGCGAAGCACGATTAAAAGGTGAAGTACGTAACGAAGACGGCGCGCTGATGTCGCCAGTAAAGCCCCGAACGGTTAACCTGGAACAGCGTAACTTATCATCCGTTTTTGGCACCCTGAAAAAGCTGGGCCACTGGTCTGCGCCTAACCCGCTCGCCGGGTTACCAACATTTAAAATCGCAGAGGGGGAACTGGCGTTCCTGGCCCAAGACGAAATCAAACGCCTGCTTGGTGCCTGCGCTGAGTCTCAAAGTCCCAGCCTGTTGATGATCGCAAAAGTATGCCTCGCCACCGGCGCGCGGTGGAGTGAAGCCGAAAACCTGCAGGGCCATCAGTTATCTAAATACCGGATAACCTATACCAAAACCAAAGGCAAGAAAAACCGAACCGTACCGATATCTCAGGATCTTTATGACGAACTCCCCAAAACCAGAGGAAAACTATTCACGCCATGCAGAAAAGCTTTTGAGCGTGCGGTGAAACGAGCCGGTATTGATTTGCCAGAAGGCCAATGTACTCACGTGCTGCGCCATACCTTCGCCAGCCACTTTATGATGAACGGCGGAAACATACTGGTCTTGCGAGATATTCTGGGCCATGCCGATATAAAAATGACGATGATTTATTCTCACTTTTCTCCTGAACACCTAGAAGATGCTGTTACTAAAAATCCATTAGCTACTCTGGAAATTTAAAATGGAAACAAAAATCATTATTAGCCTTGCATACTTTTTTTTACTAATAACTTTAATTTTTATTTTTATAAAAGGGCGACACTACAGACTCGATCATCAAAGTCTTTTAAAACAACCTATTTTCTGGGCTTCAATTGGCACTCCTTTAGTAACATGTTTGTTTTTTGGGGCCTTAATCTGGGTAGACAAATGGCATTCATTCAGCCTTACAAGCCATGGCTACAGTCGATTCCTTGAGATATCAAAATTACCATTATTAATATTGGCCTCTGCAGTTCCCTTTGCTTCAATTATAAACAACCTCCACCGAACAATCCAAACTGAAAAACAGATTGCTGAGTCTGAAAGAAAAAACAAAACTGATGGGTATTATGCACATGTTAAATTCCAAACTGATTACTTTAAATCCTTACCTGAAAAGGAGTTAACGACCAAGATATTGCTTGAAATTGGAAAATTAACTACCGAATCTAAGTTCATTAAAATAACCTACCCCCTCTCCCTATACAAAAAGCTATATCCGAAATGCAACCCTATCAATGGCGTAGAATATGAAACAGATAAAAACTACACATCTACAATATTGAAATCTTGGATGAAGATTAATAACCTCCTTAGCACCTTTCATAAAACCAAGAATGAAATCACGCATGCCAAAAATAATGAAATAGAAGATTTTAGTGATTTATTAAAGATATGGTACAATCTTGAGATTGAAATTATAATTTTATGTGATGCTCTTGAAATATTATATCCAACCTATACAAAAACATTTATTATAAAATATAATGATTCCTTGTTATTCACGTCGATTTCTTCTTTTAAAGAAATGTATAAATTACTTGAGGCTATTGAGGATATATCAGTAGGGATAATTGACGCAGCAAACCAATATACTATGGTAGAAACACATATCTTTACTAAAACTAAGAAACTACTTTCCTATTGGGGGAAAATTACTGAGTTTCATGAAATGAATGCAGGTTTTCAGCAACAACAAAGTAGTGACACAACTTCTCCTAAATTAATTTTAAGAGGACAACATTACCAAAAAAATGGCGACACTTTGGCGGCAGAGCAATAAAAATGCCTAAAACATTATAAAACCTATAAACACTATGTTATTGTTTTTACATGCAATATATTGTTTTTGTTAACTTTGTATTAGTATGTAGGAATTTCGGACGCGGGTTCAACTCCCGCCAGCTCCACCAAAATTCTCCATCGGTGATTACCAGAGTCATCCGATGAAGTCCTGAAAGCCCGCACGGCGCAAGCCCTGTGGGTTTTTTTGTGCCTTGAATTTGTCCCGCGAAGTTCGAAGAGAACTAATTAAATCCGAACCTTTTAGGCCCATTGATAGGCCCAACGAAAAGCTCTATTGTTTTCGTTGGGTCTAAACGCATGGAGACTTCCCATGGCAAGAAAAACCAAGCCGTTAACCGATACGGAAATCAAAGCCGCCAAACCTAAAGATACCGATTACCAGCTGTATGATGGTAACGGGCTTACTCTATTAATCAAGTCCAGTGGTAGTAAGCTCTGACAGTTCCGTTACTACCGACCTCTGACCAAACAACGAACCAAGCAGAGCTTCGGAGCCTATCCTGCCGTCTCACTTTCTGATGCCCGTAAACTTAAAGCTGAATCTCGAGTTTTATTGGCGAAAGACATTGATCCTCAGGTACATCAGAAAGAACAGGTGAGAAATTCTCAAGAAGCCAAAACCAACACTTTCCTGTTAGTTGCTGAGCGTTGGTGGAATGTGAAGAAAGCCAGCGTAACAGAGGACTATGCCGACGATATCTGGCGCTCACTTGAGAGAGATGTTTTTCCAGCAATCGGCGATATCAGCGTCACTGAGATTAAGGCTCATACTTTGGTTAAAGCAGTCCAGCCGGTTCAGGCCAGAGGTGCATTAGAGACTGTTCGCCGCCTTTGCCAGCGTATTAACGAAGTCATGATTTATGCGCAGAACACAGGCCTGATTGATGCGGTTCCCAGCGTGAACATCGGGAAAGCATTCGAGAAACCGCAAAAGAAGAACATGCCAAGCATCCGCCCGGACCAACTTCCGCAGCTAATGCAGACCATGCGTACTGCAAGTATCAGTATGTCCACACGATGTCTGTTTATGTGGCAACTTCTCACCATTACCCGCCCTACCGAAGCTGCTGAGGCTCGATGGGATGAGATCGATTTTGATGCTAACGAATGGAAAATTCCTGCAGCTCGAATGAAGATGAACCGGGACCATACGGTTCCACTATCGGATGAGGCAATCTCAATTCTGGAAATGATGAAGTCCCTCAGTGGTAGCCGGGAGTTTATCTTTCCCAGTCGCATCAAGCCAACCCAGCCAATGAACAGCCAGACAGTGAATGCAGCACTTAAACGTGCTGGATTAGGAGGCGTTCTCGTTTCTCATGGCTTGCGTTCTATCGCCAGCACTTCTCTCAATGAGCAGGGATTTCCGTCTGATGTTATTGAGGCAGCATTGGCTCATGTAGACAAAAATGAGCTACGACGAGCTTACAATCGAAGCGATTATCTTGAGCAACGACGTCCAATGATGCAATGGTGGGCTGATTTTGTTAGCAAGGCCGATAGCGGGAGCATTGTTGAAAGTGGGAAAACGGGGTTAAAACTTGTGGGCTGAGTTTTGAGCTGGACAGGTGTTTTCCTAGCAAATGTGCATTGGCTCAAACCTGACTTGGAGTAATCGTAGATAGATCGCAATCGAATCTGACAGTCTGGTTTGTGCTAACAGCGGAAGTTGGAGCGCCAGAGACTTTAAAAGTTGATGGTTCTTTTTGCAGGGATGCTTACACCTCTGATTGTGTCCATGGATTATTCTCTAAATGTGATAAATTGTATGAACGTTAAGCTCAGGCGTAAATTATAATGGCTATACATCCCTAGATCTCAACTTCAGCACCCTATTAAAAAGGAATAAAAATGGATCCGGATAAAATTCAAAACGATATTGATGCTTTATTGATTTTTATGAATGACGATATGGAACGAATCGGGGGAACTATAAAGGATACGTATTGGGGTTTTGCTCAGGGGCAAGGGGATCGTAATGCAGTAGAAAAGTTACATGGTTGGTCAGAAGAAAATTTATTTGGAATTATAAATAGATGCCATTCACGCGGCTTGTTGAAAAACATGTCAACCAGATACGATCGTGTCGTATTAACAGAAGAAGGACAGAGCCGCGCTCTGTCGGTTAAGCACGGTAAGAACCGCTCTTATGAACTTGCAAGGAGCAGTTATACCATTGGCGCTATCCATGTTGCCGGGTCAGCTCAGGTAGGCGATGGTAATACGCAAAATATTTACAATGTCTTTCAGGAAATAATAGACAAAATTGACCGTGCTGAAGCGACTTCAGAAGAAAAGGCAGAAGCTAAGTCACTTTTAACAAAGTTCTTGGAGCATCCACTCACTTCTTCTGTGGTAGGAGGTGTTGCTGGTTCTCTTACCGGACTTTTATAAAAGGTAAGCCACATGGAAGAACTGAAGAAATCCATCGGCCTGAGATGTACTTTCTGCCACTCCGTGCTGTTTGCATTGCCACACGAAAAATACGCCCCTCTTCATGGCTCGCTGATTGTGTGCGCAAACTGTGGGCGCGAAAATGATGTGACTTCTCTCATCTTTGTTGTTAAGGCTAAAGCGATAAATATCGCAGAAGACTATGCAGACAAGCTCATTGATAAATTTCAAAAGGATTTAAAGAAAGCATTCAAAGGAAGTAAGCACCTAAAATTTAAATAAATTCTGTAAGAGTGTTGCAAGCTATGAGTTAACCATCTGTTTTAAAAGGAGTTTACCTTTTCATGTTCAAATTTACTTTCATTTAACATGATAGTGAATAATTCTTAACACAAAACCATCTACTCAGGATTTTTTGTGAACCATATTGATTTACATAGCAATGAGTTATCAGGTGGTTTTACATCGATAATTTTACTTAAAAACAGGTGTGGTACCTTAGGGCTAGTTACGTTTTGCACAAGATTAAATGCTGGGTCTTTCTGACCTCAGCAATAACTTTATGGTGATTGTCTGTAATTCGCTCTTAGCAGACCTCGCAACGCTTCAGGCGGTCCGCTCTGTGCCAGGAGCGGATGTTGCTATGTTGTGGTGTGTTAATCAAGCGTACGGCCAAGAAAAATGCGAGAAGAAAAAGGCCGCTAATGCGACCCCAAATTGAACAGGAAATCAGCTATTGATATTGAGAAAGATACTCTGCAACTCCATTCGCCGGATTTAGTCCACCGGTATAGACTGTTCCTAGTTCTTGAGGCGTAACATATGTTGTAGGCCATATAACCATATCTTTAAAATAGTTATCTATTTTAATTCTTTTGAGCTCTTTAAAGAGATAATCATCTAATTCATTTCGTTTTAAACAATTAACATAATAAGCTGCCGCACTTGCTACTATATCTGCGATTTGTAGTTGAGGATATTCTTGCGATGAATGGAATGTCAAAGAGCGAGCTTTAATTGGTAGCTCAAAAGTCCTTCTATCATATCCATATACCTCCGTAATTTTTGACATATCCATAAATTTATTAAAAATATCTTGTTGTTCTGTAATCGCTTTGGAATCGTCATGCTTAATATAAAAACCGTTGGGATATAATTTACCCCATTCTATACAGTGCTTGAAGAGAGAGGGTATGGAAGGATCTAGTGTATTTTTTTCAACATCTTCTAGAATGTCATCAATTTCATTTTTGGTAATGCTAATTCTATTGATTGTGTCTATAAACCTTTTGTCGCTTGAACATGCCTTTAGCTCATCAATTGACGTGTAAAATTCATCAATAGATTCAGGGGTTTGATTTCTAATCATGCTCATAAATTTTTGATACATTTTATCTGTTTTCTCCTCTCCACAGAAAGCAGGAAAACAGAAATAATAAACATTAGATAGAGCAAGATTCTGCCCATTTTTATAAAGATCCAACCCTCGATTGTAACACCATGTTTCAATTAAAATATCAACAATTTTTGTTGTTAACATATACTTTTTATCGACCAAAAAGATTTTGACATTTTCCTCATTGACGTACTTGCTTTCAAGCAGTCTAATAATTCCATCTTGGCCTGATTTTCTACGTCTAAGAGTTTTAAAGTGAGCTTCTGCTGGTGACTTGCTTCCAGTTAGCTCTAATGCTTTAAGTGCATCTGCTTTATTAATGCTACTTGAACTTAAGGTGAAAAAAGGTTGTGTTGAATCAAGTAAATTTCCGCCGGTATTACCCGACTCATCAAAGAATATATCAGGTTTTGTGTACATCATTTTATTTTTCTTTGCAGTTAATACTCTAATTTTTTCGTTTTTCTGCTTTTTCTTATTCACGCGTCTACTTTGACTATTCTTACCCAT